TATCAGATATTTAAAGAACTGTGTGAAGTCTGTCATTTTTTATTAACTTAAGGCCGTTGCTTCACATTTTTAATAACTTAAGCCAACTTAACCAGGTCAGTATTAATATAATTTTTAATAACTTGAGCCAACTTAACCCTTTTTTAATAACTTAAGCCAACTTGAGTTAGTATTGACAATATTGTTATGTCTGATATTCTAAAATTAGTAAAATATATTTACTATATAATCATTTTTAATTAAAAAAAAGTTGTGTCATATTAAAATCTTATGTTATAAGTAGGATAAGAATGAAAGAAATAACTTTTTATAAAATTGGTCTTGGTATCTTTGCTATTTGGGAAGTTTATTATACATATTGGTGTCTGACAATTCATAATAAAATAATAAAATATTAGAGTAATTTATAAAAAAAATGATTATATAATTATTATATTTTTTACATAACTTAACACAATGGCATTGAACAGTCTCAAAGACTTCTGCAAAGATAATAAGATTATTATCATTGATTGTTCTAATCAGTTTATTGAAAAGAATGATGAAAAATTCTCAGCATTTATTGATAAAACAAATGTAGAAAAGTATTGCAAAACTATGTTATATATTGACTTAGGAATTATTTATTATCACTATGCTCAAATATCATATTTGCTATATGGAGGAAAAAAGGATAAAACAAAGTATAAAGCCAATGCTCTCGTTTTCTATGATAATAGAGTATTTACATTCCATAAGGCTAATACAATTGCTCCTATGATTTTAAGAAAAATGATTAAGTCTGTAGAAGTTTCAACAGACTGTATTATATGTCTTCAAGATACTGAGACCAAATTAGAATGTCCTCATTGCACTGCTCATTATTGTAGTGATTGTATATTCGATTCACCATATGACCATCTCGATGATGATAAGAATATTCTTTGCTGTAGTTGCAATGGTATTATATGTAAATATGTTCCTGGTCGTGTATAACTTTCATATTAACTTAAGCCTACTTAGTTTTTGTTATTTTAGTAATGAAGGTAAAAAGTAGTTATACTCTCTGAGTTTAGTAAAATATATATACTATATAATCATTTTTAATTAAAAAAAAGTTGTGTCATAGTAGCAACTAACTCCCATACTTTTTAATAATATGATAACAAAAATAAATTAATATTAATAAAAACCTTATCATTAAAAACTAGCTTAAGTTATTAAAAAACCATTTTAACCTTAATTTTCATATTAACTTAAGCTGATTTAAAGATTAGATTTAAAATTAGAGTTAATTAATATGACTTATCTTGATAATATTGATTTTGACTGTTCTGTGCCTATTCCTACCACTGATGATATTAAGACTAATGTCAGTTTAGATAGTCTCTCTAAAGGTATTTATCATTCTGATAATTCTAAAAGTGATATTACTAGAATTCAATTTAATATTAAAAGATTTATTAAATATCTACCATCTTTCTGTGATGAGATTGATGATGACTTAACACCTCTTGTTCTCAAATGTGATGTCTTATTCAAAGAACTTATTCATTATTATAAATCTAAATCTAAACTTCCTGCCCTTACCACATTCGAAACAGATTTGATTGCTATTCTTAGACTTATTTATCTTGCCACTCAGACTAAAGACTTACCTATTTATAAAGAATTTAGCCGTCTGCTTACCATCAATAAAACCCTTATCAATGATAAAGAAGATAAACAAGAACTTGATACTCAAGAACAAAAGTCTTTCTTAGACTTTAATATTATTATTGATAAACAAAAAGAATTACAAACCATTTATGATAATGATAAGTCTTATACTAATAACCAAAATCTTGTCTTACTGTCTTTATATCGGTTCCTTCCTGAACGAAATGAACTCAAACTTCTTAAATTTAACAGCGATAATGATGATGACTATATTGATATGAATAATCCTGATTTTATTATTTTAAATCTTAACAAATCTAAGAAAAACCACGATGGTATTCATATTAACTTAAGTAGTGATTTTCCTGAATTGGCTACCGTCATTATACAGTCTTATAAAGACTTCCCTAGACAATTTGTATTTACCGAATATAATGATATTAATACACCAGTTAATATTCATAAAATGGGATACCGTCTCAAATCTATTTTTAAAGATACTGGTAAGGTCGTTGGTGTTAATAGTATTAGAAGTAGTTATTTGTCTTATCGTAATGCTAATGGTAATTTTACTATTAGTGAAAAAAAAAAAGTAGCCAAACTTATGAGAACTAGTGTCGATAGAATTGATAGAAGTTATATCAAATTTGTTGAATAAGATTTTTTTATTTTTTTTCTGGTAAGGTTTTTTTGCTTATGGCACAGAAACCAATCCGGTTTCTACGTCCAAAGTTAACTGTTTGCTGACGAATGTAAATACTAGAACATCAATAGGAATATTATTATTATTAGTGAAACTTACATTGATGGAACGAGGTTGTAGTTTGTCAGTTAAGTTGCTTCGTTCAATATTAACGAAATAATAACGATTTGAGTTCCACCAAGCAGCACTGAATAGTCCTGTTGTAACACCGAAATCTGCTGAAGTTAGTTGTTCGCAATATATAAGTTGTTCTAGGAAATGTTCGTAGTTGTAATTGAGAGTTGATTGTAGGACATTTACACCTCCTACATTCACTTGAAGGTTAGTTAAGGATAGAGGATGAGCATCTCCTGGTGCAGTGTCAAATGGAGACTTCCAGGCATAATCACCAAACGAGAAAGGGGCTGTTGATGCAACAAAAGGCACAATAAGAATGCCTGTAGGATGAACTACACCTGATGATATCAATTGATTGAAATTGCCACCAAGACCAATATTATTATATTGATTTGTAAGAACAGTTCGATAGATACATTTCTTAGCACGATTAGTAAGAATATATTCCTCTGCTAGAGCTGGTTGTATAGTGATTTGAGAATAATAAATACGACAAGCAGGCATTGGATGTGTAACATTTGCTAATGAAAGATTAACACTGTTATAACTTGTTGATGGGATTTTAGCTACATATAGACCTGCTGTGATATTAACAGTCGTAGCAGGAGTTCCACCATTTGCTGCTGTAGCATTTAGATAATTGACAGTAAAAGGACAAGTATTAGTGAAACTATTATTAGTAGTAGTAATAGAATAACCAACATTAGCTAATCCAGGATTTGCTACTGTAACATTAAGGGTTCCAGTATTGAGATATAGACGAAGGAATATGTCAGCTTTACGAGTTAAACCAATTGATGCTAAACTTTCGAAAAGAGTTGATAGACGAATTACCGCATAATCGGTCCATACCATATAGTTAGTAGCAAGAACTTGATAAGTTGGAGTAAAATCAGATTGTAAAGTATTTAGAGTTGATATAAAGGCTTGTGAATTTCCATACATACCATTAACATTAGCAGCAGTGGTATCAACATAACGACCTAATCGTTTTTGGAGACCAGTATTAACAACATTAGCAAATTGATTGGAAGTGCAAGTAATATTATCACCAAGACCACCAACTACTGCTACTTCTGTAAATGGACGGTTATTGGTCATTCCATTTCCTGATTTAGTAGTGACAGTAGCGGTAGTTGAACCATTATAAACTTTAGATTTGGCACTATCAAGTTCTGAGATACCAAGTGAATAACCAATAGTAGCAAGGTCACCAGTGCTCATCTCACTCAACATCTGGAAATGCTTGGCAATGTTAATAAATGGTTGAGCATCTTCAATTTGCTTACCTTGAATAGTAAGGTCGGCCTGATGAATGAGATGAATAAAGTTATTCTTTAGTGATAGTAAATTCACATTTCCTGCGCCAGGAGTTACAAGACCATTAGCAGTAGCAGTAGAAAAAGCAGCTGCCATAACAATAGGTATAACAACAAATGCATCTGCTACATCTGTAAATTTTGTCGAATTATATATCGACGATAAATCAAACTGCACCAGTGAAAGACCATTGTTAGTATATACACCTGAGTTAATGTCGTTGATATAGGAATTAAATTGTTTGTCGCTGTAAGGGGAATATTGACCCTCGGATTGTGGTTCCATAGACTTATTGAACTCATAATTGTCAGTCATATTATTATCTATTATAATAATAAGATAATTATTTTCGTTTATTTATATAGATATGGCATTATTAAATAAACTTGTTAAATCAAGTTATAACGAAAATAAGATTGATAGGCGTCTTGCCGAACTTTCTTATTCAGCTATAAACGGAGAACGACAAGAAGCCAAAAGCTATGCTCCTGAAGGAGTTGTTATGCCAGGGCAGATTGACCGTGAAAGACCGTTAGAAGCTATCACTAAAGAAATGATTAAAGAATACCAAGAAAGTCAAGCTGGTCCTGCGGCTGTTATTGGAGGGGTTCCTTATATGTATAGACAATCTGGGATGGAACCTCCTAAAGTAAAAGCACCGATCGAATACCAGAAATTTGAAAGTGAAGTTGATAAACTTACTCAAGATAGACGAGATAATGCTATGGAGATTAAAGAACTTGAAAAAATTATAAAACGATTAACTAATACAGAAAAGAAAATACTATTTGAAATTAATACATTTGGTGATACACCTGAAAGACTACAAGCACTAATGAAAAACAAAACTGATATGTTATCTTTAACAACCGAATTAAAAGATGCTAAGACAGATGCTGATGCTATTCGTTTAGAAATAGATAAACGACAACAACTTATAGATGATATAAAGAAACATAATGCTATTGCTGTGCAAGAAAATTATGGTAAAATCAAAGAATATGAGACCGCTTTACAAGAGGCTAATCGTGATAGAATGATTATTCAACAACAACCTTATGAGAGCGATTATGACTATTATAATCGACTTAAGGAAGTTGAAAAACAACGATATAATCCTCTGCTATATAAACAAATTTCCTTAAATCAAAACATTGTAGAACTCAAACAGAAACTACCAAATCTATTTAAAGAAGAAGCAACCATAGAAGGAGTTATAAAAAGCCTTAGCGATGATAACAAGTTTCTTCTCAATAAACATTTCGGGACTGTTGAAAATCTATTTAAAGGACAATTTGGATATAATCCGTCTATGAGTTTAAATGATATAGCCAATATCCTGACCGATATAATACAACAAACAAATGCTGCTACAGTCTTACAAGGGGCTCTTAAACGACCATCAATTCAAAAGGGTTATAGTCGTTATTTGGATGCTGCTAGAGCTGGTTATTCGATTGTTGGTGCTGCTAAAGCTAAAAAGGCAAGACAAGAAGCAAGACAAGAAGCAAATTTTTTAGCTGCTGAAAAGATAACAACTGATTTAGAAAATCAAATAAAACAAGTACAACAAGATATTCAACGAGAAAAACGCAGACGACCAGGTTTAAGTACAGTTTCTGAAGCAGATGAAGCTGGTCTTCAACGAGAACTTGATCGATTAGCAGAAATACAAAGACAAAATGAAGCAGAAATTTCTAATACTTATGATACACAAGTAGCAAGAGAAGTTGTAGGTAGAGATGGTAATCGTGTTGTAGTAATGGTTCCTGCTATAGTAAATAGAGAAACTGGAGAAATTCGATATAAAGACGACGAGGTTGAAGGTTTGATGGCACAAGGACGAGAAGAAGCAAGAAAAGATATAGCTGCTACAAAATTACAAGGTCTTATTAGAGGTAAATTAGCATCAAAAAGAGAATTTTTACCTATTACAATGCAAAGATTATTTAGAGGTTATCAAGGTAGAAAAAGAGTAAAAGAAATAAGAGCACCTCACGAAGCAGAATTAGAAAGAATTAGAAATGACCCAATTATAATGCCTGATTTACCATATGGTGAAACAGTTGAAGTTAATGGCAAACTTATTACATATCCTTCATATGATGAGTATCGTAAAATGCTTGAAGACCAATATAATAGAAGAGTAACTTTAGCTAGTAAAATAAATAGAATTGCTAAAGGACACGCAGAAAGAAAATATTATAAATATTTAAAATATCAATATCCTAAACAAGCTGCTGCTAGATTAGAACAAATAAAAGCATTACAACCAGGAACTTCTTTAATAGCAACTCCTATACAACGAACAGAAGCTGTTTCAATAACACCTGAAGAACAAAAACGGATTAGTGATAAATCTAAATATGAAAAACTAACAGAAGGATTACCAGTTCTTTCAATGTTTCAACCAGAACCTACAACACCTACAACACCTGCTCCTTTAACTAGAGAAGTATCTCGTTTAGTTCCTAAATCTGCTGCAGCTAAAACAATATTAAAAGCTATGAGAACTAAACGAATTGAAAAAATCAAAACTGGTGCTATTCGTGCAGTGCAAGAGCGTGCGGTAAAAAGTTATCAAAAAGCAAGAGAAAGTGGTATGAAAGAAAGTAGGGAAGATATTGTTAAAGAAATAGCTAAAGAAGAACTTCAACAGGCTGCTGCTCAAGCAATTGCTGAACTAAATGACGAAAGAAACGCTATTATTGAAGAAACTGTTGCTGATATTGCAAATGGAGTAGCTACTGAAGAAAGTAAAGAAGCTGCTGCTCAAGCAATTGCTGAAATAGATACTGAAGCTAAAAAACTCAAAGCTAAACAAAAACGCGTTCCTAGAAAAGCTATTGCAGAAATAATTGAAAATCTAATAGAAAATGCTGCTGATATTGCTGAAACTAAACCAACACTATTACAAGCTGCTGCTCGTGGTAAATTAAGTCGAAAACAATATAAAGAAAAACAATCTGCTGCTAGAATATTACAAGCTGCTACTCGTCGTTCTTCTAAATTAGCAAAAGAATATGGTCAATATAAAGAACAAGCTAAATCACCAGAATTTCAACCTGCTGAAGATATTCAACGAAAAAGATTATTTATGACAAAACAAGAAGAAGCTGCAGGTAAATCATTAACATCACAATTTAAAACTGCTTTAGCTCAACAACAATATGCTCAAAAACTAGCTGCAGGTCAAGCATTAACATCACGAACTAGAGCTGTTTTGCCTCAACAACAATATGCTCAAAAACTAGCTGCAGCTCAATCATTAACATCACAAGCTAAAGCTGTTTTGGCTCAACAACAATATGCTCAAAAACTAGCTGCAGCTCAATCATTAGCACCACGAGCTAAAGTTGCTTTGGCTCGTAAAATATATACTAAAAAACTAGAAGATGAAAAAGCTGCAGCTATAAGACAAAAAATGTATGATGATGCATATAATGCTGCTATTGCAGGTGGTGCTAGTGCTGCTGGTGCTGCAGCTATAGCTGCTAAAACAGCAGGTAGTGTTCTTGGAACTGTTGTTGGCACTACTGCAGGTCTTGCTGGTTCTGCTTTAACAGGTATTGGTAGAATGGCTGGATTTTTCAAAACACAAGAAGAAAAAGACGCTGAAGCTGCTGAAGCTGCTAGACAAAGAGAAGAAGTTGCTAGACGAAGAGAAATTGCTAAACAAGAAGATTTAGATAGACAAGCAAAAATGAATGCAGATTTAGAAGCAATGAAAAGAAAACAACAAGAAGCAGATGAAAGATTAGCACAATTATTAGGAGAACGAACAACACCATCACCACCACGACGACCATCACCACGGGCTGCTTTAGCTAGAGAAGTATCTGGATTTTCTACTTTATCAGCTGCAACAACTGTAAGACCACCATCACCAATAAGAGTAACTGTTGGTCCTGAAATTGACCCAGCAGAAAAAAAGCGTTTAGAAGAAAGAGCTAAAAAATATATAGAAGCTCAAAAACGGTCTCCAAGTCCTCCTAATTTTAGTAATGTTGCAGGTATTTCTGAATATCGTGCAGCAGATTTTAATAAAATGACATCAACACAAATAAAAGATATTAGAGATAAATTACAAGATTTTGTAGATAAAGCTATGGCTACTCCTGAAAGTAAGAAAGATGGAATGTTTTTAGCAGGACAAAAAGATGCACTAAACGCTTTACAAAGAGCAAATAATGCATATAGCAAATCTAAAAAAGAAGGAAGAGGATTAGGATTAGTTAAAGCCAGAAAACATAAGATTTCACCTGAAGAAGCTATGAAAAATCGTCTCAGATTGGTTGTAAGTCAAGTTCAAGCCGGTAATACCAATCCTAAGTTGATAGTTGAAGTTAATAGACTATATAAGAAACTATATAAAATCGACAATGCGTATAGTTTAATAAAAAAATAATAGCTAAATGCTAAGAAATTCTGTGAAACCACTACGAAAACGCTTATGTTCATCTAAGGTCTTTAAATCAATTAATAAGAAACCGAGGGGTTTATTGGAGGCATAATGATAAAATTCTTCGATTATGTCAGGTGATATTGATGCACTTAATCCGTGATTTGATATAATTCTTTTTATACTTACTTTGTCATTGACTTTAAATACAAAGATATAATTACAGTTTCTTGAGATGGTTTTAGGAACGGCTGTATAAGATTGTGCTACAAATATGCAGGTGAAACCAAATTTACGAGAACTGATGGCATAATCAAACAGTTTCTTCATTTCTTTTTTACTTAAGTTAATAAAATCATCGAATACTATGAGTTTTGGTTTATTTTTATGAGTATCATCGAAGTCTTGCACGGCTGGAACATCTTCTATGTTGTTTATAAGTGCTACTGATGGTATTTTTTCTTTTAAATATGAATATAATGGTTCATCAGTAGTGGAGAACGAACATATATGAATTGAATGAAATTCACCAGACGACCGTTCGATGAAATTGAGTATGGCATTTGATTTACCTGTGCCGGATGAACCAATCATAAGAATACGAGAGTTTCTATCAATAAAATGTTGTTTATATCCTTTTGGTAATCCATCCTTATTTTTGGGGACATAGTTATAGAAATTTACCACTTCAGTCATTATCTTACTTGATTTCTTTATAATAATATTAGAATATAAATTAGACCACCACTTAAACGCACCTGGTGTTATTGAAAGGGTTTTCATATTAACTTAAGCCAATCGATCGAAATTAGTAAGTTTTTAGTATTGATGGTAAAAGGTAGTTATACTCTCTAAGTTTATTGAAATATATATATATTAAAATCATTTTTAATTAAAAAAAAGTAGCGTCATAGTAGCTACTAACTCCCATACTTTTTATTTTTATGATAACAATTTTTAATAATAATAATAAAAACCTTATCATTAAAAACAAACTTAAGTTATTAAAAAACCCATTTCAACCTTGATTTTCCTTAAATTACTTTTTTGGTTTTTATTTTATTATTATTATTAAGAATGGCTAGGCTTTGGTATAATGAAGACACTCACTATAAGATTGATGAACTACTCAAGGTCTCTAATCCTACTCAAGTTATTAAAAACGCTCAGACCTATTTTAATGACCCTAATATAAAAGTCTTCGTGTCTCCCATCAGAGATAAAAAATATTCTATTGTTCATCCCATCACTAATAAACTTATTTCGTTTGGTTCCATTAAATATCAAGATTTTACTAAATCTTTAGACCAAACCCGTCGTAATAACTATTTGCGTCGTGCTACGAATATTAAAGGCAACTGGATAGATGATATCTATAGTCCTAACAATCTTAGTATTAATCTTTTATGGCATTAAAAAAATATTATTATCATATAGAGATGTCTTTTACTTTAGTTGTTAATAGTTCTAATGTAGCTAATACCAATACTAATGCCACATATGAATATAAATTTATTAATGGTGGTTTCCGTATTGAACCTGATATGGAAGCTATGGTTTCCTCAGCACAAATTCCTTATTCTATTAATAATATTACTACTGTCTATAATAACAATAGACTTCTTATTGGTTTCCCTACTGGTGCTAGCACTAATAGTTATACTACTTTCAATTTGTTATTTCCTGACGGTTTTTATACCATTGATGATATTAGAAATTTTATTCAAGAATATTGTATCGCAAATGGTCTGTATTTAATCAATGCTACTGGTAGTTATGTCTATTATATTGATATTATTCAAAATCCTACCTATTATGCTAATCAAATTCTCTTATATACTGTTCCTCGTTCTCTTCCAGTTGGATGGACACAACCAAGCAATTGGATTGGTTATTCGACATTCTCAAGTGATAGAACTCCTTATGTCCAATTCCTTGTTGCTAATCAGTTTCACGAATATCTTGGTTTCAATAATGGTGTTTATCCTCCTGGGGCTTTAACAACTGGTAATACTGTTAATTATTCTGTTTTATCAAATCGTAAGCCACCAATTGCGTCTTATGTCAATTCTATTGTTATTCATTGTTCGCTTGTTAATAACTCCGTTGTTAGTCCTAGTGATATTTTAGACGCATTCCAGATTACTGATACTAAGTTCGGTTCTAATATTAATTATCAGCCATCGGTAGAGAAATTTGTTAGATTGGCTACTGGTGCTTATAATAGTATGATTATTACTTTAACCGATCAGAATAACAATCCTATAACTATGTTGGACCCTAACATCTTGATAACTATCTTGTTTAGAAAAAAATCTAAATAATATAGTAGATAAAGATGTATAAAAAAACAATATTTTTATATGGTGGCAAAGGTCTTCAAAAACGAGGTTCTACCCTCTACAATCGTAAAACGGTTGCTAAACCTGCATTGAAAGGTCTTGATAATTATCTATTATCTATGATTAAAGGCGTATCACTCCAGTCTAAATTAAATAAAGCCGCCAAACAAGGTGGTGCTGTTAAAAAAGATTATGGTGGTGGTGGTCTAAAGTTCGTTCGCTAAATATCTTTTTAAGATTGTATCGTTCTCTTTTCTATTATTTTTGAATAGTTCTGTAAATGCCTTATATGCACTCTCCTTATCCTTTTTATCGTTCATAAATTTAATAAAAGCAATGCAATAATAGCCACAAGCCTCGCTATCAAAGTCTTGTATATCGGTATTATTATAGGTATATGGTCTTATAACCTCTTCTAGTTCTAATGGTGGCACAAATCCATAACTGTCAAAATAATATGATGTTAATGGTGTATATAAGACACAAGTCCAATGACTGCCATCTTGATGTGTAGTTTCTAGATTTATGACACTAAACCCGTAATTTAATTTTTTCTTAACTTCATCCCTCATAAGAACAGCATTTAAAGGCAAATTTTTATGTTGGCATAATCTAATGATATCATAGTTAGATAGTGCTTTCATTTATTTTCTATAATATTATTAGATATATAATTAATATGTATGAAATTAGTGTAGGTCATTTATCTCCACAACAATTCAATAACCTTTTAAAAGGTAAAGGTGTTCGAGTTCAACACGGTCGCATACATTCTTTTGTAGTCGATCGAAAATTATTTAATAAATTTAGTAAGAATGCTGTTTTAGGTAAGAAAACTACGCTCAAAAAAGGTGCTGGTCTTCTGAGTGATATTTATAAATATATTAAAGAACGACCTATGTTGCGTGGTATGGCCAATCGTGCTATTAATTATGGTAAATCTGCTGCTCATCTTGGTATTAATAAAGCTGCTGATTATGCTACAAGAGGAGTTGGTCGTGCTGCTGAATACGCTCATCGTAAAGTTCGTGAAGTTCCTATGATTGAAGGTTCTGGTATGAGACGCCGTCGTCGTGGTCGTGGTCTTATTGGTGATGTTTTAGGTGGTGCAGGACAATTAGCTGGTATGATTGACCCACATTCTGATGCTTCAAAAGAAGCACAAAAGTGGTTAGGTGGATTAGGTGGTATTGCATCATCATTTGGTTTAGGTATGAAGAAAAGACGCACTCGTCGTGGTGGTGCATTACTTGAAAGTGCAATGGACCAATTTAATAGAGAACGAGCTTATCGTGGTCGTGGATTTCTTGATAGTGCAATAAAAGGTGCATTATCAAGTGGAATGCTTGGCACAGTTTTAAAAGGTAGTGGTGAATTAGCTGGTTTAATCGGAGGACCCGGTTCCCAAGAAGCGAAACAAGTTTTAGGAGGAATAGGTGATGCAGCCCAAATGTTTGGTCTTGGAATGAAGAAAAAAAAACGAGCTACACCAGCACAATTAGCTGCACTTGCTAGAGGTCGTGCAAGACGCCAACAGAAATTATATGGTGGCGCTCTGAGACCAGCTGGTTATTGATAATCTTATTTTTTTATATTCTTATTATTATGTAGAACGATGGCAGTGTATGAACCACCAAATAATTATTTTACTAATATCAATTTTAATAGTGATTTCTATCAGATACCAAACGATGAATTAAATGGAATTTCTGCCGCATATGCTGATAAACATTATTTACAGATAAGTCAAGGAACAAGACCAAAATCAGCAGCTATTAGCAGCGATTTTACAGGGACTATTTCAGAAGGTAATATTTTATTATCGACAAAATATCAGTCAAATTTATATGCAATCAGAGCACCTTTGCCACGACAATACCCACCGTTGAGTTTAAACACAAATCCAACCACTAATATAACCTCTGCTAGTTATGGTAATGGCAATTATACAACTACAGCTTCAAGTTTTTTGTCTGCAACATTTGCACCTTTTCGAGCGTTTGTTTATCCTTTTAATACTGGCAGTTATTGGGCTACTGCTGCAAATGATTATTTTAATCCTAGTAGCACTTACGCCGGGCCATTTAATACAGTAGTTTTAGGAGGTGTTGGCAATGTTAACGGCGAATGGATACAAATTCAATTTCCAAGTAAGCTATTTATAAGCAGTTACACAATTGTTGGTATGACAGCCGGCGGAAATTTTGCGAATCCTGTTTCGTGGCGTTTAGTAGTTTCAACGGACGGCACGAATTGGTATAATATGGATTCTAGAAGCGGAATAACTGGCTGGAGTGCTGGTACGAATGTTAGTTTAAGTTTTATACCGACTGATGCTAATATTAATGTTGATTGGAATTATTGCCGCCTTATTGTAACTCAAGTCAATGGAACAAATACATTGAATATACAGCAATTATCATTTTCTTGTTATAATCCTGCTACTGATAATGCTATTTCAACTAGTGCTATTGCTATCGGCACAACAAATATTGCTTTTCCTACTACCTTACTTGTTACGACTGGCAATGCTTCATTTACTAATAGAGTTGGTATCGGTAGAGAAAATACAAGTTTTTCTTTAGATATTTTGAGCACTACAGGTATTAGACTTCAACACACGAATTCTGCTAACGGTTTTTTAACATTAACACCTGGTTCAACTACTAACGCGCTTGGCTCTATCAATTTTTTCGATAGTATAGGCTCAAACGGTTCAATCGGTGGCCCATTAGTCAATGGTAGTTATATAAATATGAATTCTGTTTTTGGTGTCACGCAAGGTTATTCAGTTAGTGGGAATTTTATAGTCAATAGCAATTGTATTGTTGGTGGAACTACTTTTAACACTAATGCCACTTTCGATGTTGGTGGGACTGCTGCTACAACTAGATATTCGTTTTTAAATGGTCTTCGAATTTCTGGACGAGATGCAAATACGATTTGGCAAGATATTACAACATCTAATATTAATATCACCACATCAGGAACAGCTCAAAATATTGGCTTTAATATAGGTAATGGGAATAATGTCGGAATTTTTAATAGTAGTGGTTTGCAATTACCTTTAACTAAAGGTATAGGTGTTGGAACTGCTCCACCTGCTTATAGTGGAGTAGATATATTCGGTGTTTCATCACCACTTGTAAGTATTAGTGGTTCAAATTGTCGTATTGCTTTAAATGCTGATAATGTAAGATTGGCATATGTGACTACAGCAGGTGTTTATTCTACGGGTTCTTTAGTTAATGATTTCGTCGTTTTAAATATGAATGGAAGAATTCTTTTCAATCCAAACGCTGCACCATACGCACATTGTATAATGAGCACATCTGGTTTAGGTGCGACAACTTTTCATAGCACTGTTACAGGTGCTCAAGGTGCTATTATTACGGGTAGTGGTGCTATTACCTGCACTTCAATAACTGCAGACGGTGCAACAGTTAAAAATTCATTATCTCTAACAGGTGGCACGCCTTCAACTCTTACTAGTCCTATTAACGCTTCTGCAGGCACTCAAGTTTCTAATTATGTAACGGTAGCGCCTAACGGTTATTTGCTCTGGGGTGGTGGTAATAATTCGGGCGTTGTTGCCTTTTCAGCTAATACCGGCACTCAATTTTCAATAAGGGCAGATTATGCAATTATAGGAAATGGTTTTATATCGTTCTCTGATAAGAGAATTAAGAGAGATATCAAACCAATTGAAAACAGTCTCGAAATCGTGGATAAGATAGAGCCAAAGAATTATAATATCATAGAAACAGCCGAGAATAGATATGGTTTTATAGCTCAGGAAGTCGAGGAAGTTATACCAAGTGCTGTTAAATTAGCCTATGATTTCATTCCGAATATATTTGATTTTGGTGATTATGATGATAAGGTCATAACATTTGATAATAAAAATGGTTTAGAACTGGTCGAGGGTGATGAAGTCAAGATTAATAATGAGAGTTGCCGAGTCGAAGAAGTCATTGACAAGAACTCATTCAGAATTCATAAGAAATTAGAAGTAGATGAGAATAAAAAGGTCTTCATTTTGGGTTCAAAAGTAAAAGATTTTAAATGTATAAATTATGATATGATAACTTCTATCAACACTGCAGCAATAAAAGAGTTATATTCAATTATAAAACAGCAGCAGGAACAGATAGCCTTTTTAATGACAAAGTTAAGTTAGCTCAAGTTAATAAGAAAATCAAGGTTAAAATGGGGTTTTTAATAACTTAAGCTTGTTTTTAATGATAAGGTTTTTATTATTATTATTGAAAAATGTTATCATAAAAATAAAAAGTATGGGAGTTAGTTTCTACTATGACGCTACTTTTTTTTAATTAAAAATGATTTTAATATATATATATTTCAATAAACTTAGAGAGTATAACTACCTTTTAACTTCATTACTAAAAACTTAAACATTTCAATCGATTGGCTTAAGTTAATATGAAAAAAAATGATTGACTTAAGTTAATATGAAAACTATGCTGAAGAGACAATTACAGGACCATATCAAACAGAAGGTATGGGAACCGTTATCTGATAGAAAAAAAATCAAATATATAAATGAACACATCATACTCAATCATATTATATATTCCATAGATTTAGACTACTTTCCATATGAAACTTGGTATAAAGGTTATTTTCGTATATGTGTTCCTATCATCGATATATCTGGTATAGAAACAGAAAATTTATATCAAGATGACAAAAATTATTATATATCGTCTAACATATTGTTTGACCCTACTTATGCAGACTTACACGAAGAGGTCGATATTATTATAGACAAACTCAAGTTATGTAAAAAACTTAAGTTATATAAAAAAGATAGAAAATTGACTTATCAAAGTCCTACTCAATTAAATGATGATGATAGCACAATTAAATTCATTGACCTAAATCTAAGACCAGTTTATCGTAATGTTTATTCATTAAAATAACTAAATCATCTTTTTTCATTCTAGTATATCCGGCAATTAAATAGCAACCATTATCAGCTAATGTTTTAGAACAAATTGAATGAAGTTGTTTAAGATTTAGATAAGACAAATCAATATATGCTTTCTTTTTTGCTGCCAATTTAAGATTTTCATTTCGTTTGTGTCTAGCAGTTTCAATATGTTTAACAATAGCATCAGATTGTCCTTTCTTTTTAATAGGAATATCAATAAAATGACAATCACAATACTCACAATATTGTCTATGGTCTTGTTCTTTCATTTTTCTATTTTCATAAGCTGTTAATTTATTTTTTTTGATTGCCTCTTGTTTCTTATCATAACAGGTAGCACAACAAGTTCTTTTTATCACAATTTTTTGTTTATTTTTATATGTAATAACATAAGCATCATCATTTTCGTCTAAGAAATGATTAGGATATACCTTATATGCATCACAAACATTACATTTATGTATGCTTGCTTGTGGATTAGCATCAAATATTTCTTTATATGCCTCTTTAAGTTCATCTTTTTCTTTTTTAATGCGTTCATTGGTATGTTTATTTTCCATCATTTCAAGTTCAATTTTCTTATCATAATTCTTCAAGCGTTCTTGTTCTGCCTTTTCTCGTTGAAGAATTTGTTCAACTCTTTTATCTTCAACTTCTTGATGTTTTTCTTCTCTTACCTTTTGCACCTCAATCTGTTCTTTAATTTTATCATAATTAGGTGTAATTAGAAGCATAAAATCAGTATAATCAGACATTTTGATGAGAACACATTCGGTAGCAACACCATTAATGTTTTCAACAACCCGTTTATATACATTCATTGGATTGAATTGTGGCTATATTTTTAAATAACTTAATCACTTTTTTTCTGTTTCAAGAGTTGATATCGTTCTCGGTGGTATTTCTTTTTCTTTTCTCTATAAGCCTCATCAGTATTATATCTATTTTTCATATAATCAGCAATGCGTTTTTTTTCCTTTTGATAGAAGTCAGGATTGGTATGTATTTTAGTATTATAATAGATAGCGGAAAGACTTGTCATATATATATATATAATATAATAATTTTAAATTACTTGTATCTATTTATCTTTTTAATAAAGTCAGGATTAGAAAACACAAAGTCTGGTATCATAATGCTAACATTATCATTTAATAAATTGATATACATATCTTCTAAACGACTTCTAGGAATACGATTAAAATTATAAAAAATATGTCTATTATGACGACAGATAGCCAATAAGCCTGTTATATTATATTTCTTTAAATCGGTCAATATAAAAACCTCCATATTTTAAATAACTTAACATTAAAATTCCTTATATTAAGTTATTTAAAAAAATAATATAAACGGATTATAGAAGGGTATGGAAAATACTGTTTATGAACAATGTGAAGACTGTTATCGTTCGGTAGATATAATGAAGATGGTAGTAAAAGGAACAGCCGATGGGAATTGTATATATTGTCCTGAGTGTGTGGAACGACATAAACATTTAGAAACAGAAGCCAAAAAATTAATAGAACAATGGGGTTTAGATATTAAACTATAAGATTTCTTTTAGGAGTATTACTATGATAGATATTCTTACTTCTAACAACTTGAGCTTTTTTAAGAAATATATTCTCCAAATTAAAATATATCATATAATCGTATATATATGATATGAGTTTTTCATCTATTGCATTACTAGGAAGTGCTTCAACCTGTTCTCCAACAGAGAACTTATTCCGTTGATTAAGATAAGACTGATGACTACTACCATATTTAAAACTCATATCAGAGGTGGCATTAAAAATAACACCTGCAACAGCCGAATGAAACTTAAGGTCAAACATCTAGCTTAAGTTATTAAAAAATATATTCATTTTTTTATATCTCTATTCTCCAATCTTCGAGTATAAAGAACCTATACATTTGAAATAACAATATCAGAGGTTGTTGTAGAGGCAAGAAAGGATAGACTATTAGGTAGAGACTTAGTGTTTTGATATTTTTGAACAACTTCTTTCTTGATATGATGTGGAAATCCATAAAAGAGGTCTTCATATAATTTATCATATTCATTAATAAATCCTTCTAATATAGTCGGAGATATATTATCATTTTTCATAATACAACTTTCAATAATATGTTGTAGTTTAACAGCCTTAATCCTATTAGTTTTATAATTATTAATTCTATCAGCAAGTTTATAGTTAGTGCTAATGGCAAGTATAAGAGTATTGAGACCATTGATAGTAATATTAATAACTTTCATTTTATTAATATCAATATCACTACTGTTAAGGACTGTCAAAATAGATGAACCTAGAATGGTAGGCAACATAACAAAATTATTGATACGGTTATAATAATTATAAGACAATTCACACAACAGAGCTGTGATATATATCTTATCTAATAATTGCTTAGCAGTTTCCATTATATATAATAGAAACAAAAAAAATAATTATCCAACCTGATTAAGAGTAGAAGCATTACTATTATCATCATCATCATTTTCCTCATCAGTAGTCTCATAATCATTAGGAAGTCTATCATTAATATATAATTTGAGAGCAAGGAATGCTAACCTATTATACCAAATATTAATATTACTTGCAATAATAAATTCTCCATATTCATCAATATATGATTGAATAGCTTCGAGTTGATTACCAAAGTGTTCATTAATAATTCTAATACAGGTATCATTGTTCATATTAGAAGCTTCAGTATCACAATACTCGTGAAGCCGGTCATATAATTCATTACGGTCCTGTGGTAAGACTTCACCAGTAAATTCGTCATAATAATCAGAGAGTGAATACCAGTTAGTAGCCATTGTGTTAAGTTAATAATAAATATATAATAATCATTTTTTTTATATATACTTAAGTTATTAAAAAAGATTTAAGTTATTAGTCTTACTTATAACATAAGATTTAATATGACACAACTTTTTTTTAATTAAAAATGATTATATAGTAAATATTTTTTACTAATTTTAGAATATCAGACATAATAATATTGTCAATACTAGCTCAAGTTGGCTCAAGTTATTAAAAAAGGGTTAAGT